TCAACAAATAATTCATTTTCAAATGTTACGATTCCATTTTCAGTTACAGTAAAATCATCTTCTATGGTTGTTATACCTGTTACCTTAAACCTAGAATCTACAGTAGAACCCGCACCTGTTGCAAAAAATCCGTCAGTAAATTCTGCTCTTTGGAAGAAACTGGAGAAACCTAATACAATAATATCTCCTTGGAATCTGGATATACCTGTAACATGAAGATGGTTTTCTGGTAGTGTATTTCCAATACCAATATAGGAGTTAGTTACAAGTCCCGCAGGTCTCTTTTCCCAAAAAGTTCTAATCGCAATATCTGCAATATTAGGGTTATTTGGGTTTACAGAACCTTCTACCAATTCTTTCAGAGATCCACCACCACTGGTAATCAAGTTTAAACCACGGAATGATGAAGTACCTACAAGAGTTTCTTCGTTATAGACAAAGATACCTTCACTGAATGAAGGTTCAAATTCTACCCATTTTACACCTTGAGCATCTTTTGTTAGGAATGCTCCTAAAACACCAGGATTATTAGTTGAGTCATATAAGTTGGCACTCAATCTCATGTCGCCAACAACATCTAATCTCCTTGTTGGATTTAATGTTCCTAAGCCTAATCTACCATCACTTTCTCTTATTATTAAACTTGCACCCTCTGGGTTTCCGTCTTCGCCACCAACTCTAAAAACATCAGTAACAGTTAATATTCCTACCTGTAATTCTTCTAATTCTTGATCAAAATTTACCGCACCTTTAAATGTACTAATACCATTAAAGATAGCATTACCTGCTACATTAAGATCTCCAAATTCATTATCGTCTCCATCAAAATCATAATATAATTTACCAAAAACATAAACGTCTTTATAGAACTTTGCGTCCTCGTTTTGTATCGTTGGTTTTCCAATTATAGTTAGATCTTCTCTCTGTTCTTCCATCAGATATTAAGACCTCCTATTATATTTTTAATAGAATTTTGACTTAGTTGACCTTTTAGTTGATCTTGAAGTGCATTTGTGTCAATCTTAGATCCAACGTCTTTTAATCCACCAAGTTGATCTTTTAGATCAGTTTCAAATTTACCTGCAAATGTATTTGTTGCATCTGCAATTTCTGGTAATGCCTTACCTAACGCATCTTCCAAGAAGTCACCGCCAACAAAACTTCCTGCAAAGGCATTTTTAGCAAAGTCTATACCCATTGATCTTGGAAGATTACCTAACTTAGCAGATACAGTAGCTTTTAATCCAGCTATATCTACCTTTCCACCTCTAGCATTTAAGTTTATATTTTTTCCTTTAAGATCAATATCATTATCTGCCTCTAGGAGAATATTTTGTGCTTTGATTGTAACTGATCCATTTTCATTTGCAATAATACTTACTCCTCCCTTTAAAGCAGTTATAGTTATATCATCATCTTTTTCATTTCCATCTCCACCCGCAGCGATTTCTATTTTTTTATCGCTATGAAGATGTAATGTTCCATCAGTTGTTTGGAACAAACTTGATTTATCTCCATCTTTGTCAGTTGCACCATATATCATCCATGAACAAGTTCCTCCATTTCCCATCTGGGGATTATCAGTATCAATTCTGAAAGTAGGACCGCAAGATATAAACTTTCTTTTATCCCATTCTTGTGCTTCTACGGGTCTAGACATTAGTATCCTCCTCCATATCCACCGCCACCTGACGATCCACCACCTGATCCCGAAGACCCGCCACCACTAGGAGGACTACTAGGAGGAGGAGTGTAACTCTGTCCAGACGTTTGTTGACTTGATGTATCAGTTGTTCCAGTTTGAGTAGTATTACTTGTGTTAGTTTGGGTTGTGGAGTCGGGAACATTTGCCTGTATGGATGGTGGAGATACTGTCATTGTAGACGCAACACTAACTGCTGTTCCAAAACTTTGTTCTGGAGTATCATATATTATTTCATGAGGTGCGGTTGTGTGTGCGATACCAACCATCTTTACACCCCTTGTTGGATGAATGTGATAAGGACCGTAGTATGGTTTTCCTTTTACATAACCAACTAAATTATTCTCTTCTGGATCAATACAGTCAATAACTTGTTTGATTTCTGCTGTTGGTTCAGGAGTTCCTAGAATTGGTCTAATTTGAGCACCTGACCCAGTATTACTATTAATAGTAATCTTCGGTAGAAGAGGAGTTATATTGATATTTAGTGGTTTAACAGAGACTACACCACCCTTATCAATAACGAGTTTGTACTCATTTCCAAACTGATCAGTTGCTGTATCATCTGGTGAGTATCCTGAACCTGCATCATCAACCGCAGCATCAACAACACCGTAATCCTCTGGTTCTCCTGGTGGATATCCTTCCCCTTCAGATACAACATAAAGACCTACAACTTCTCCTTTTTTAATTAGTGCTCTACCAATTGCACCATATCCTTGCTTACAATCATCAACAATCTCAACAAAAGGAGGGAACTCATATCCTGTGCCAGGTTTAGTAACTCTAAGACCAATAACACTTGCAGTGGTGTCTGGTTCTGCTATATCACCACTCAATAATCCCATTAGAACTTCTCCTGCAGCTCCAAATCCATTTCCACCAAATATTCTAACTTTTGGTTTACCACAATTTCCAGTTGATTTTAATCCACCAAAACATTCTGATGCAGGGTCACTAAAATCTGTAGCAAAGTTTGGAATGCCTAAACCCCTGTCTAAAGAACCCGCAAGTCCTTCTGCTTTTTGAACAAAACTGTTTGCAGAATCTAATATACTCTCTGCACTAGTTGCAAATTCTGATATTCCTCCTCCTATTGAGAATGATTGGGATTTACCTGTACACTTATCATAACCTTCTCCACAATCAAGTATTGCACCTGGACTAGTGAGCATATCTACTTTACTTCTAATACTATCGGTAATACTATATCCTTTGGATAGCACTTTACTTATACTTCCAAGAGGACCTGCTAAAGTATCGCCAATACTATCAACTATACCATTTAAAAGTGATCCCGTAAATTGATCTGCCATACATTGTGGAAATCCAAGAACTTCATCAAATGAATCCGTCATAGATCTCAACATTGTTTCAACAGTTCCTGCTAAAGCAGCAGTAACATTACCTGCCATACATGGAAGTGCTTTCTGAAGTCCACCCACTGGACCAACCATTGCTTTTTGTGCTGCTACACCTGCTAAATGTGCTGCTACAGGGTTTTGAGATACTGCTAACACCTGATTAAAAACAGTGTCATATAATACCTTTAATCCTGTCTGCACCTGTCCCGTTAATTCTCCAACAACATTTTCACTAATATCTCCAACTAAACCATTAACACCTGTTGTGATGGTTTTACTTGTGCTTTTTATCAATTGATCTATCTTATCAATTTTTCCTTCTCCCGCCTCTGAAAGTTTTTTGAAATCTTCTATAAAATTATTAACACTTGACTGTACTTTAGTTGTACTACTATCTGTGCAAGCACTACCTTTGGTAACTGCTTTACCAATATTATTACTTATGGTTACATTATCATTTTTATCTGCATTTTCCTTTGTTGTAGCAACTGGAGATTTTTGACTATCAATTGTTTCTTGATTTGATTCATCTACTTTAATTGCTTTATTCTGTTCATACTGTTCTTTTGGTATCTCATTAGTATAACCTGTGAATGGTTTAAACGCACCACTATAAGCTGCAAATGCATCACTGGATGCCTTTGTTCTACCAAAACTTGCAATGATTGCAGGAACTTGGGCATCGTCACCATCTAAGAAGAATCCTAATACAATTTCTCCAGGTTCAATGTATATTGACTGTGCAGAATTCTTTGCTCCTGTTCCCGCAGTTGGAGGTAACAATACGATTGCCAAAGGTAAATCTACATCTGGTAACTTTTTCTCATCAGGATGATAACCCATAATCCTGACTCTTCTTTTGAGACCCCAGTTTTTATTGACGTTCCAGTTTACTTTATGGTTAGGAGCTGGAGGAACTTGTCCTATCCACCATCTAAAACCATCTTTTCCAAGAAAATTTGTTTTTATATTATTTGAATCATCCATTATTCTTCATCCTGTGACTGTTGTTGTTCCCTATCAGGATTATCTCCTGCAAAATCTTTCAGAATTTTCATAACTGTGTATGATTTTTCTATATCATAATGATGACATAACTCTTTGATTAGGTAAGCACCAGACTGTTTATTATCTATAGCATCTGCACCTGTTGTTGCTGTAGACATTGGAGGAAATTCACATTCAATACACATTCCTGCCTCTAAATTTGAATTAAGAGGTATTGTTACTTGTAATACGTTTGTAAATAATGTATTATATCTTGTAACAGATTGCATTTGAAATTTCAATGGATTAGATTTTTTAAGATGATTCGTATCTTTCCTTGCCAATACCCCAATATCAAGTATTCCAGTCAATGATCTGGTTGCAGTATCTTCGATAGTATCTTCAGAACCTGTTTTGTTATCAGGATCAAGTTTTAATGGATACCTTGTAGGGTCTTCAGAACCCATCAAAGACATATTATCTTTTTTTATCTCATCTTTTCTTTTATAATGGAGTGTTTCAAATTCAAAGTTATATGGATTGAAATACATGCCAGTGCTTGAATAGGTTCCTAATTTTAAATTTTTTACGATATCATTATTTTGCAGTATCGAAAAACTCAATATTTTAAAATCAGTATTTACGGGTCTATCATTTTCATCAAATCCTTGTGTTGCTTCTCCATAGTAAAATGGTGGTGCTTTTAGTTTTTCACCAGAATTACTTGTAAGTTTATAAGTTTCTTGCCTCATTAAAGTATCAACAGATTTGAATTTATAACCAGTCTTAGTTTGAAAAAATAAAAATCCTGCACTTCCACCACCCGTTGAAGCAGAGACAGATTTCTTTGCCAACCATACTATTGTAGGAAATGGTTTTTTTAAATTTCCAATAAATCCATATGAATTTGCTGCCATTTCAACACTAAAACGATCTTTATCTATACCAAGAGTATCTGTTAAAATATTTTCAACACTAGCACCAATGTTCTGGTCTGGAGAATATTTTTTATAACATCTAACAGTTTCATTAACTATTGCTTCCCTAGAAGTCAAGTTAAGAGTGAACATTTCTCTTTTAGCATCTCTGGTGACACCTGTAATACCAGTTACATACATGTAATCTTGTGCTTTTTCAGAAAAATCTAATGGAATATTAGTCTCAACATTTGCTCCAATTTTTATCCTGCATATTTCTCCACCTCTAATAGGCAAAGCATTATAAAGTGCTTTTAGTTTATCATCAGTGCTTTCTGTATCTTCCTCATCTTCTGTAACAACTTGAGCTTCATTAATTACTAATACCTTTAAGGTAACACAAGGAGAAAATATATCTTCATAATAATCAACAGCAGCAATAAACGGAGTCAAATCAAAAGGTTTTTCGCCCTCCTTTCGTCTGTCCGAATGTATTAAAAATTCTTCTATTATACACTGATTAGTTGCTGACATGGTTCTTAATTAAGCACCTCCAATGCCTCTTTCTCTCTAAGTAACTTGTAGTCATCTCCACTCCTATATGCTTTCATAGCATTAGAATAACTTTTAGCACCAGACCTTGTATTTGCATAATCTGATCTTTGTGGTGGAGCAACGACAGTTATTGTTTCTGCAACAGCCTTTGGAGTTATTTTATCAAGATTGAGTTTATTTTTTCCCTCTATTGTTAATTTTTCGTTCTTCAACTTCTGTTCTGCATTATTAACCTGTTGATTAACCTTACCTACCATATTATTTTGTTTCTTTTCTAAGTTATTCTCATCACTTGTACTTGAATAGTTTTTTCTATATTTAACTTCAGTAGGATCTATACCAAATTTTTCAAGAGCAGCACTAATCTCCTCTTTAGTATCATACTCTGAAGGATTTTTCTCAACCTCAGACTTAACCATATCATACATTCCAAAAGGAATAAGTTCTTTGTTATCATCCAATACAACCAACGGATCAACTTTTACACCACTACTATTACTTGATGTTTCGTCACTACCCTCTTTATCATCTTTATTATCTTTATCATCACTTTCTCCCCCTTCCCCTTCAAACTCCTTATCAAGTTCTTTACTATTTTCTGGATCTTCAAAAACTTTCTCTGCACCAGTGATAGCACCACTTAACTTTTGCCAACCTAATTCTACGTCAGAAAATGCTTCTTTTAATCTTCCCGACTTATCTTTAAAGTCAAGTTCTATTATATTTTTTCCAAATGCAAGAACTGTTTTAGCCAGACCTTTTACAATATCAAAAGTTCCCGAAACAAAATTTGATATTCCCGTCCAAACATCCTGAATTACTTTTACTGCTTTTTCAATCGTATCTTTAATATTATCAATATTTTTAAATAACCAAGCACCCGCAAAAAGTCCAATTATTTTTAACACGCTATTAAGGATACCTCCACCACTTTTTTTAATAGAATCTTTGATATTAGAAAATGATGAGGACATTAAATTAGGTTTTTCTAATCTTGCTTCTTCTGCTTGTTTTTGTTGTAGGTCTTTTTGTTTTATTCTATTCTCTTTAATAGTCTCTAAACGTTTTCTTTTCAATTCATTTGCTTTTTGCAATGCTGTTTGTATCCCAATAACAGTTTTAGACATTGATTTAATATTATTTTTTAAACCACGAAACTTAGACCTCATAGAATCTATGGGAGACTTTTTTCCTGGTGGTAATGCTGCTACTGCCATTATGCTAAGTATGCGTTATAAGTTGATTTTGAGAAATTATCATACAAATTATCTTTATTTGATGAACTAATATTAGTAGGCACACTGTTACCTGCAGAAGCATACTTTTTCCCGTTAGATTGTTGTTTCTGCCCAGCTTGAATCACATTTACCTTAACTGGTGCTTTAGCAGTTGGTCCAAGATTTTCATAACTTTGACTTCCCGTACCACTTATCTCAACGTTATCTCCAGTACCTGTAACATCAACTCCTTCATTATTAGCATCTCTCTTCAAGTCTGCATGTATGGATTGACCCATGGCAGAGACACTCAAAACACCTGAAATACCTTGCATACCTGGTATTAAACTGGTAATAGCACCTGCAGTATATAATCCTGCACCCACCCAGTTACCTTTCATACCTTCACTTACAGCACCCCAGATATCAAGACCAGTACCAATAATAGGTATAGATCCTAAAATTCCTTTTTTAGCAATTTTACCTGCAGTTTTTTGTACTACTTTCTTACCAACTTCTTGAGTTACTTTCTTTTTACCTAAACCTAACATTTTTAATGCTTTCTTCAAAGGACCAGGTATCGCTCTTTTTATAGCAGCAAATGCCTTTCCCATTGAAGCCTTAATAATTCTTCCTGCAATCCTAAATGGGAAAGTTACAACCCTAGTAACTAATCTACCAATACTTCTAGCAAAATTACCTGCAAGTTTTATCAAATTGCCTACAATTTTATTGAAGAAGTAAACTCCAGTTACTACTTGTTGAAGAGCAGAGTTTAAATCTATACCTAATTCTTTGAATAATTCTGTATTACCATCTCTCCATGCATTAAACAATCTAAATGCTTTCTTTACAATAAAACCACCAAAAAGAACCATTATTGCTTTCTTCAAACCTTCAAAGAAACCAAATGTTTTCTTCTCTTGTTCCTCTACCTTTTTTCCTGCTTCTTGTTCTAAATCAGTTTCTTCTAATTCTGACTCTGCCTCCTGTTTTTGTTTCTTTTCTAAGAAAAGACTTTGTTGTTTTGCTAATTCTTCTTGTATTTTAGCATCAACCTCATTTCCTTTTATAATTACTTTTCTAATGTTAGCAAGAGATGTTTGTATATTAGCAACACTAGCTTCCAATGCATCTACTCTCTTAGTTAAATTATTAACTGGAGCAACTAAAGCACCACCCTCTGCTTGTACTCTCTTTTCTTCTATAGCACCTTTACCTGCTAATACTAAAGCACCCCCACCAAAAGCCATTTTACTGGTTCTAGCTATTTTCTGTCTATTTTGTTGGGATAGAATACGACTTTTAAATATCTTCTTTCTTTCTGCGGGTGTCAAAATTTTTCCCGTAGCAGGATCTATCCCAGTATCTGCTGCATCCAGATTGGGATTATTACCTATATTGAAAAATTGATCGTTAACCGCCATTTACACCATTTTTTAAATTTTCTTCTTCAATATATTGAGATAAGAGAGTTACATATATTTCTCTTTCCCAAGGCATCATATTTTCTAACTCTGTTAATGAATATTTATGATGCTGCATCAAGGCAAAATTTGTTTTGAAGTATGACTCAAGAGATTCGTGAGCCATGGCTAATCGAAAAAAGACGATAACCCTTCTAAAACGATATGATTACTAACTTTAGTTTTAGGATTAACTATATCAAAAGTATGTTTCAACTTTGGCATAGTCTCAAAAAATCTCTCAATTTTTTTGAACTGTTTTGAATTAAGTTGTTCAAGGAAAGTATTTAACTCTTTCTTTGTACAGTCAGAAGCAACAAATGATTCCTCTGGACTAAAGACTTGATCAATACACTCAGCAATCAACTCAAAAGTATCTTCTACCGAAACATCAACATCATTAAAATTAGACTTAATGAACTGTCCTAGAGATGGATATCTTAATCTTAGAGTATAATTATCATCTAAAACTATATCCTTATCATGTTCTGGATCTACATCAAATGTTATTTGATCTATGTCAACTAATACAGGAACTTGTGTCACTCCATCATCAGGACAAGTAATATTAACTTCAACTTGCTCTCCAACAGATTTACCACGAATATGTAGGAATAGATATTCTATCTCAAAAGTTGGTAGTTTGTCTACTTTAATGCCCTTTGTCAATATACAACTGGAAAGAACATCCTTAACAGCACGACCAATTTGTTTTTCATCTTGACTCTCCATTGCTATAACAAGAATTTTTTCTTCTTTAACAAGGAAAGGTCTATATTTTACAGTTTTTTTCGTAACAGGCAACTCTAACTCATACGTTGGAGTTGTAATGGTTGGTAAAGGCATAATAAATTATAGCAATTCGTATAGTATATAGCAGGGTTATCGTCACTTATTAATTAAAACTACTTCTGCGACTTTTGTTTTGTTTTTCTCTATTAATTTGATATTGTGGTTTTGTTTTTTTCTTCTTACTACCAGATAAACTTATTGTTGAATCTGTTGTAGTTATGACCTGTTCCTCAACATCAGGTCTTGTAACATCATTCTCACTTTGAAGTCTCTCCTTAACATCCGCTATGGTAAGATTATTATACCCTGCACCACTACGATACTTAGATATGTTACTTATAGGACCACAAACATAACGAGTGTATTCAAAAGCACAAGAAGCAGTTAAAATCTTAGATGCATCATATCCAACTTGAACAGCACTTAGGTTTTGTGGGAATAGATTAAAGAAAGTATATTCTAAATTATTAGAATAATCTCTTTCAAACTTCATTATCTTAGTTTCTTCCATTCTATAATCATCAGGATACTGCATCCTAACATAATAGTTTGATTTGCTTTGAGTTATAGGTCCTATTCTTCCACCAGGTGCATGAGTTCCACCTGCAGTATATTCCATCCAGTGCTCTAAAAATTTAATAACTTTATAGTCATCATCAACGTAAAAAGTAAGATTAATTGGTACATATATTCTACTATGTGCAAATTTTTCTGTTATTCCTGTATAAGCACCAGTGATGTTTGCAGTAGCAAGGGACGAACCTGGCAATGTTGCCTGACTGCATAGTAAACCCATCTCTCCTGCTATGAATCTTTTATCTACTCCTCTTTTTCTTAAGTAACTACCTAATCCTCCAACTGCTCTACCAAAACGAACTTCATAATGAGAAGTTTGAGCTAGATTAGTTAGAGTTGGTTTAAAATCGCTTATCCTTCTTGGTCTCGGTTTTTCCACACTAAATATCTAATATGAGTTTAATTATACTTATTTAGCATGACATATAAAGGAAAATACCGACCATCTCATCCTGAGAAGTATAAAGGTAATCCCATGAATATAGTGTATCGTTCATTATGGGAAAGAAAGTTTATGGTTTATTGTGATAAAAATAGAAATATATTAGAGTGGTGGAGCGAAGAAATTGCTATTCCTTACAGATCACCGATTGATAGAAGAGTTCATAGATACTTCCCAGATTTCTATATTAAAGTAAAAGAATCCCATAATAAAATTAAATCATACCTTATAGAAGTAAAACCTAAAAAACAAACAAAACCTCCAGTAAAACCAAAGAGACAAACAAAGGGTTATATTCGTGAAGCATATGAATATGCTAAAAATCAATCAAAATGGAAAGCAGCAACCGAATATTGTTTAGATCGTGGGTGGGAGTTTAAAGTAATTACAGAAAAAGAACTAGGAGTATGAGTAGACTATCCGATGTATTAAAAGATTTTACAGGTTTGGGAGATGTTGATGATATCTACCAAGAGGTTCTAGGTGCATTAACAGAGGGTGGTGCTCCAGAGGTTGGAAAGTATTATACTTTTGTATATCGTCCCAAAACACCTCAGTTAAGGTATGATGAATATCCTTTAGTAGCAGTTACGGGTGTGTTTGATTGGGGATTCAAAGGAATTAATTTTCACTGGGGACAATCAAGACAATATACCTATCCAGAGATAGTTGGTGGTCTGTATAATATAACTGATGAAGAGATATCCGATGCCCAAAATTTATCTTTTGGTAAATATAGGCTAAATAGATAAAAAAAGAGATAATAATGGTCAATTTCGGAGAAAATTACGCAGAGCAAGAGAAATATTTTGGGTCTGAAGAATATCAGTCAAGTGCAAAAGCAGCGATTAAAAGTGGTGCACCGTTACCCACATTTGAGAAAAATAAGGATTTAGGTAAACAGACTGAAGCACCTAGTGAAACACCAAAATCATCTGCACCTCTCAGATATCCTTATACAAAGATAGATGAGTATGATGATTATATGAGACTTGAAATTGTTTCGTTCACTCCACCAGGTTTAGAAAGAGCAGATGATTCACTTCGTTTAAAAACTAGTGATGAAATTGCGAAAAAAGATATTAACTATACAATTTTACTACCAGTTCCTCAAGGTGTAGAAGATGGTAGATCTGCAGAATGGGGAATGTCAAGTGTAGATGCAGTTGGAATGTTGGCAGGATCTACTGCAGCTGCAGGTATGAATGCAGAGGGTAGTATTGCTACTATGGGGGCAGCAGCTTTTGGTAATATTACAGGAGCAATAAATGAGTTATCACAAACAGATAGAGCAGTAGCTGGTAATTTACTTACAGCAGGAGTCGCAGGACTGGTTGCAAATGCTGTAGGTGGTGGAAATGCACAATTTATTGAAAGAGAGACTGGATTAACACTCAATAAGAATCAACAATTACTATTCAATGGTGTAACTGGTAGAGACTTTTCATTTAATTGGGATATAGTTCCAAGAAGTAAAAAAGAAGCTGAGCAAGTAAAAGTTATCATAAGAATTCTTAAACAATCAATGTCTGCTCAGAGGGGAGGAACAAAAACAGTAAAAGGTTTATTTCTAAAATCTCCAGATATATTTTATCTGACATATATGAAAGGAAAAGACCAACATCCATTCTTAAATGCTTTTAAACCATCTGCACTTACTAGTATGTCTGTAAATTACACAGGTTCTGGAACTTATGCTACATACCATGATGGAAATCCCGTACATTTAAATGTAGGTTTAACTTTCAGAGAATTGACACCAGTATACAGAGAAGATTACTTATCAGAAGAGTCAGGAAATGGAGTAGGATACTAATGGGATTTTTTAGAGAGTTACCAAATGTCGAATATCTGTCTCCACTTGCAGATAGAAATTCTTCTTTCGATTATATAAAAGTTAAAAACTTATTTCGTCGTGTAAAAATCAGAGACGATTTGAAAAAATACTTTACTATCTTTGATAGAATAACTGTTAAAGATGGTTTCCGTCCAGATCAAGTTGCAGAATCTGTATATGGGCAAAGTGATCTTGATTGGGTAGTGTTAATAACTGCGGGAATAGTTAATGTAAACAATGAGTGGCCATTAAATAGTCGTGAATTATATGAATTTGCTCTCAAAAAATATGGTGCAAGTTTAAATGCAACAAAATATTATGAAACAATTGAAATTAAGGATCTTAGAAATAGATTAATTTTACCTGCGGGTCAGATTGTAGATGAAGATTTTTCAATACCAGACCCTTCTAATCCACTTACTGATCTATCAGGTAATGCAGTTAGAATTGGTATATCCAACTATGAATATGAAACTCGTGTAAATGAGAAAAAAAGAAATATTGAATTACTGAAACCACAGTATCTACAACAATTCTTAAAGGATATGAGAAAGATAATGAAATATTCAAAGTCTTCTCAATTTATTAATACAAAATTAATCAGAACTGCCAATACGAGAATCAAATCTCCATAAAAAAAGGGGTCTAAACGACCCCTTTCTAGTATATTCTAATATCATTCTTGTGCTAATTTAGCAAAATATGATAACGCATCATCCTCATCTTCAGTTGATGATGTTTGAGTTGCAGCAGTAACTAATTCTTCTGCAGAACCACGATCATCATCTTCATGTTCAAGATCTTCTGTTGGTTGTATGCGAGTGCTTCCAACTCTTAAAACAGATTCAAGTCTCTTCTTCAAATCATCGTAAGATTTGAATTGATCAGCAGCAACAAACTCTTCAAGAGAGTATTGCTTCTTCCAGATTGCTTCAAGAGCATCGTCATCATCAAGTAGTGGAGTTACAGCAGCAAATTCAGAACTATCATAGTTTCTGTATCCTGCTACGTTCTTTGCCTTTAACTTGAAGTTTGCACCTTGCCAGAAATCGAATGGATCGATTGCTTCCTCATCTTCAAACTCAGGTTGCATTGCTGCAGTGAGTTTATCAAAGATCTTCTTACCAAACTTATATAAGAATACTTTACCTTCGTTCTCAGGATTTGCGGGATCCTTTACAACGTAGATATTACTAATGTAAGTTAACTTACGTTTCTGCTTTCTAGCAGTTTCTTTACCTGCATCAGTTCCATTGTTCCATAATTCTGAATTGTATTCAGATACTGGATCTTTCTGTCCTAATGTGGTTAAAGAGTTTTCGATATACCAACCACCAGGACCTTGGAAGGCATGGGAGTATAGTTTTACGAATGGGAGATCCTCCTTGTCAGGGGGTGGAAGGAAACGTATAACAGCGTAGCCATTTCCGCTTTTGTCTACGTCTAGTTTCCATAAACGGTCATCTCCTGTTGCACCGTTATTGTTCATTTTCTCAACTTCTTTAACTAACTTTGCAGTTAAAGAGCCTAATTTAGATTGCTTTTTAAGATTAGCAAACGACATAATTGGATACCTCGGATTAATTGGATTCGTTGGATGTTTGGATTATAGCAGATAAACTATTAAAAGTCAATTGATGTTTTGTTTCAATGTCTGAATAGTTTCATTCATGGAACTAAACAAAATCTGCATATCAGTACCAGGCGGGAAACCCATACTTGAAATGGATTTCTGTAATGTTTGTGTCATTTTTTTTGCCTCTGGCGAATCTGAAAGAGATAGTCTAGTATACATGACTTTCTGCTTTTCTAATAGTGTAACTAGTTTGTCAATATGTTCAACTTTATCTTCACGGGACATAAATGGATAACCAAATGCACGAGAGTACACTTGTTCTTGTAACTTGTTGATTTCGACAAGTTCTTTTTTAACTATTTCAGAA